CTAGACATGGAACGGGGTCTAGGTTTATACCCATGTACGAACTATGTCTGATCTCGAAAAGCGCTACATCATCAAAGAGTATAACAAAATGCTCCGCGAAGAAAAAGAAATCGCTCTTTGCTATCGAGGAACTGCTTACAAAAAAACTGTTCTTAACTAATGCCACACCAATCCAAAAAAGTTACCGCAGCTAGAACTAAGCTGTCACCAGAGCCTACGCCTCTGAACTTCGACTTGCCGTTCAAACGTTGCGGTCACTGTGGACCAAAGAAAGCGGAATGCCGCAAACAAAAGAAGTGCCTTAAGGGTCTTCTGTAATAGCTTGGGAGGCACCTCAGAGTCGGACCTCCCTTGCATTGGCACGAGCCGGGTACGCCCGACACCTCGCGCCGTCTAGACGGTGGGATAGACCACAAAAAATTTTTGATCGATCTAAAAACCTGCTTCATATCTTTTCTTTTATTTAATCCATAACAATGGCACATCAGTCTTCTACGCTGACCACTAGCCTTACACGGCCTGGTCAGTCTAATGCTGCGGGTGACGCCCGCGCCCTTTATCTCAAGCTCTTTTCAGGTGAGATGTTCAAAGGGTTCCAGCATAACACGATCGCTCGTGATCTGGTCATGAAGCGTACGCTTACCAACGGTAAGTCTATGCAGTTCATCTATACTGGTCGTACCACGGCTGAGTATCATACCCCCGGAAATGCAATCCTCGGTAACACCGACGGTGCGCCCCCGGTGGCCGAGAAGACCATCACTGTTGATGACCTTCTGATCAGCTCCGCTTTCGTCTACGAATTGGATGAAACCCTGGCTCACTACGAGCTGCGCGGTGAAATCTCCAAAAAAATCGGCTTTGCTCTTGCCGAAAAATATGACCGTCTGATCTTCCGTGCCGTCACCCGTGGCGCACGTGCTGCATCTCCGATCACTAAGTCTAGCTTCGTTGAGCCCGGTGGCACCCAGATTCGTGTGGGTACTACTACCAACGCTTCTGACGCTTACAATGCTCAGAAACTGACCACCGCCTTCTTCGACGCCGCTGCTGCGATGGACGAAAAGGGTGTGTCTCAGGAAGGCCGTGTGGGCATCCTGAACCCCCGTCAGTACTATGCACTGATCCAAGAGGTCGGCAACAATGGTCTGATCAACCGTGACTCCCAAGGCACCGGTCTGCAAAGCGGACAGGGCATTGTGGAGATTGCTGGTATCAAGATCTACAAGTCCATGAACATTCCGTTCTTCTCCCAGTATGGTACCAAGTTCGGTACTGGTTCGGCTACCAACCCTGGTACCACCAGCCCCGGCAACCTTGGCTCCTTCGTGGGTCCTGCTCTGGAAGACGCTGCTGCCGACGTTACCGGCATCAACAACGAGTACGGTGAAGAAACCGAATTCGCAAACTCCTGTGGTCTCATCTTCCAGCGCGAAGCTGCTGGTTGTGTGGAAGCCATGGGTCCCCAAGTGCAAGTCACTTCGGGTGACGTCTCCGTGGTCTACCAGGGTGACGTGATTTTGGGTCGTCTCGCCATGGGCGCTGACTACCTGAACCCTGCTGCTGCTGTTGAGCTGTACGCTGGTACCGCTACTGCACCTGCTGCATTCTGATTTATTCTCTTATGGGGGTGGCTTCGGCTGCCCCTTTTTTTTATCTATGTCTACTCCCTCTACGATTTCACTCGATACCGAACTATCCGCAGTCAACTCTATTCTGGGGAGTATCGGTCAAGCTCCAGTATCTAGCCTTGATTTTGACAACCCAGAGATCTCTTTGATTCACAACTTGCTTCGTGAAATCAACGTAGATGTACAAAGTGAGGGTTGGCATTTTAACTCAGATAAAAACGTAAAGACGTCTCCTGACGCTAATGGTTATTTTAACGTGCCTTCTAATGTTGTACGTTACGATATTACTGATGGTCAAGACAACAAAGATACAAACGTCGTTATTCGCAACGGCAGGCTGTACGACAAGTACCACCGTACCGATGTGTTTACAGAAGACAAGTATATTGATAGCGTAACGTTGTTTGAATTTGGGGAGATCCCCTCTGTGTTCCGTCGTTACATTACTTATCGAGCTGCCGGACGTGCAGCAACACAACTTATTGCAAACCCACAGCTTGTACAGCTACTTGGTTCCCAAGAGGCTCAAGCTCGTGCTGCGTGTATTGAATATGAATGTGAGCAGGGTGACCATAACTTCATGGGTTGGCCTGACGGCACTTCGTATCAAGCTTATCAACCTTATCACGGACTCCGGCGTCACTAATGACAAGCATTACTCAGACCATCCCTAGCCTTACTGGCGGTATCTCACAACAGCCTGACGAATTGATGCTACCAGGTCAGGTAAAAAACCTTGTAAATGCACTTCCTGACATTACAGATGGTCTGGTAAAGCGTAACGGCAGTCGTTTTATCGACTCCCTATCTGGTGCTACCAGCACTGGAGCGTGGTTCAGCTACTACCGTGATGAATCAGAAGGTGCTTACATTGGACAGGTACAGACTGATGGTTCAGTCAATATGTGGAAAGTATCTGATCCTAGTGTAAGTATAAGCGTAACTAATAACGTTAGCAGCTACCTAGCCACTGCTGCTACTAATCTTAAGTTTCTTACCGTAAACGATTATACATTTGTCACTAACACTACTAAAACAGTGACAATGGATACCACCACTGCTACTGCTAAACTGCATCCGTATTATGCGTTTGTAGAGCTGAGGCAGCTGCAGCACGGTAGAGAATACAACCTAAATGTCTTCAACTCTTCTGCTACTGAAACTGTTCTTACAGGCTCTGGTAAAGGCAAAGCAACACTTATTCAGTTAGACGATAGCTACACTATTCCTTATCCTACAATCAGTAGAAGGGATGGTCTCACAGGAATTAGCCCAAGCCTACCTGATCAAGGTACAGAAGTTTACATCGAAGATGAGACTGGTAGTGGTGCTACTGGTAAAAACCTTGCATTTAGAATTACCAACACAGGTCAGGTTCAAATTCAGGAAGGTGCTGGTGGTAGCATCGAAGCAGACGATTATGTGGGTGTATATAACCCTACCATCGAACTGCTGAACGGTGGCTACGGTTGGGCTGTTAATGACACAGTTGACGTTACTCTTAAAGGTGTTACGTATCGTGTCAAGGTTCTTGAAATCCAAGAGATTAAATTAAAACAAAACATTGGTGTATTTAGACCAAAGCCTACTACCTTTAACGGTAACATGACGCTTTCTGCTGAGGACATCCTTAGCCAAGCAACTACCTCTGATTTAGGAGTTACCGTTGAACGTGTTGGTAATGGTCTATACCTGTCTAGCTCTAGTGAATTTACTGTAGGAACAAGTCAACCAGACCTGTGGCGTATCCTAGGTCAGACTGTAAATGACACATCTTTGCTACCTTCTCAGTGTAAACATGGTTACATTGCAACTGTTTCTAATAGCCAAATAGCTAGCGAAGAGGATTACTACCTCAGGTTTGTTGGAGACAACGGCATCAGCGGTGTCGGTACCTGGGAAGAAGTAGCTGAGCCTGGTATTAAAATTAGGATTGACAACAGTAAACTACCAGTAACTATTCGTAGGTCTGGTGTAAATGCTTTTGTTGTTGATACATTCAAACTACAGGCTGAAGATGGTACGTTTAGCATCAGTGCCTGGAGTGATCGTGCTGCTGGTGACGAAGATACGAACCCACTGCCATCCTTTATTGGCAATAAGATCTCACAAACATTCTTCCACCGCAACCGTCTAGGCTTTTTAAGCAACGGTAATGTCATCCTAAGTGCTGCTGGTGATTTGGGACGATTCTTTAATCAAACCGCTTTGCTGGTAAACCCAAATGATCCTATCGACATTGCTGCTAGTTCTACTGAGCCTACTGTTTTTATTGACAGCATAGAAACAAACACAGGTTTGGTTATCTTTGCTGAAACACAGCAGTTCTTGCTACACACTGATAGTGACAACCTGTCACCAAATACAGGTAAACTGTCTAACATTTCTACTTATCGATACAGTCCTGATGCGTCACCTATTTCACTAGGTACTACCATTGCATTCCTAGACAATGCTGGTGTTAAAGCTAGATTCTTTGAGATGTTTGATGTACGTCGTGAGGGTGAACCACAGATCATAGAACAAACAAAAAGTGTCCCTGCTTTGCTGCCAAACGACATCGATGTGGTGTCAAACAGCAGGGAGAACAACACTGTATTCTTTGTAAAAACAGGTGCTGCTGACGTTTACGGATACAGATACTACAACACTGGAGACAGACGAGTACAATCTGCTTGGTTTAAGTGGACTTTGCCTCACAACATCGAATACTGTTTTGTATTAGATGACTCTTTCTACGTGGTGTCTTCTGACTTTAAGCTGCTAGAGATTGTACTACAAAACAAAGACTCACTTAGAACAGTATCTGGTGATGATTTCTATGGTACAGCTAGTTCCTTTGACTATCGTATCCATCTTGACTCATCTAGAACCATCACTGCTGGGTCTTATGACGCTGATACAGGTGAGACTACTGTCACGTGGTCAAACGCTGTAGGTACTGGCACTGCTGCTGTAGTCAATACATCTACAGGAGCTGTGTATGTACAAGCATC